GTGTTTTTTATCAGAGGGCGACTAAATAGCCCGGAAATAGACGGAAACAACCCGACCTGGGCGAAGTGTTCCGGACCTGTCCGGAGACGATCAGAGAGAAACGGAGAGAACGTGAGCAAAACGGCGAACAATTACATTTATGCGTATTATCAGGCGATCAAAGACGGAAGCATAACCGCTGGCCGTTTGGTAACGAAGATATACGAATACATTATCGCCGGTTTGCAGTCCAAGGCGTTTTATTTCGATCAGAAGAAAGCGAACAACGCGGTCGAATGGATAGAGGCGCATTGTTTCCACACGGAAGGCGACCTGGCCCCAAATCCGCTCCGGCTGGAGTTATGGCAGAAAGCGTTTCTTTCGTGCGCGTTCGGAATCGTGGACGAGAACGGGAACCGCCAGTTCCGGGAATGGGTTTTCATTGTCGCCCGGAAAAACGGAAAAACCCTGCTGGCCGCTTCCATTATCCGGTACATATGGGAGACGGAAGGGTTCGGCGTTCGATGCTATAACGTCGCGCCGAAGCTGGACCAAGCCGAGCTCGCATATAACAGCATCTGGACTATGACGACGCTCGACCCAGAGTATCAGGAAAAGAAACGGCAAAAGGAACAGAGAGATCCGCACGGCCGGCTGATAAACGGAGACGACCCGACGTTGGAGCGTCACCGCCAGACGGACCTATACATTCCGGCGACAAATTCGACAGTGAAGAAAATCGCATTCAGCGCGAAAAAGTCGGACGGGTTTAATCCGTCTATCACCCTATGCGATGAAATCGCCGCATGGGAAGGCGACAAGGGTCTGAAACAATACGACGTCATGAAGTCCGGAATGGGCGCGCGTAAAAATTCCGTTTTGTTTAGTACATCGACCGCCGGCTATATCAACGACGGGATCTACGACGAATTATTGAAGCGCTCGACCCGATTCTTAAACGGCGACAGCAAAGAACGCCGACTGCTTCCGGTTCTGTACATGATAGACGACCCGGAGAAGTGGAACGACATCAACGAATTAAAAAAGAGCAACCCGAACCTGGGCGTTTCCGTGACCGTTGATTATCTTTTGGAAGAAATCGCGATCGCGGAAGGGAGCCTGCCGAAAAAAGCGGAGTTTATTGTTAAATATTGCAATGTAAAACAGAATAGCTCGGTCGCGTGGTTAGAATCGAAAGACATTGAACAATGCACCGGGCCGGCGCTCAGTCTGGAATCGTTCAGGGGTTGTTATTGCGTCGGTGGAATCGACCTGAGCCGAACGACCGACCTTACCTCGTGTTGTGTTGTCATCGAAAAGGACGGGGAGCTCTACGTGTTCTCAAAGTTCTACATGCCGGCGGAGAAGTTGAACGACATGATAGCCCGGGACGGCATACCGTACAACCTATACCAGCAGCGGGGACTTTTGGATTTGAGCGGCGAGAATTTCGTCGATTATAACGACTGTTTTCAGTGGTTTCGCGATCTTGTCGAAAAATACGAAATTTACCCGTTAAAGATTGGGTACGACCGATACAACAGCCAATACTTAACGCAGAGCATGAGCCAGTACGGCTTCCATATGGACGACGTGTTTCAGGGCTTCAATCTTTCCTCGCCGATCATGGAAACGGAAGGGCTTATCAAAGACGGCCGGGTCCATATTGGAGACAACGACCTGCTGAAAATACATTTTTACGACTCGGCGCTGAAATCAGACGCAGAGACAGGGCGCAAGCGCTTAATAAAACTATCGGCCAATGTTCACATAGACGGAATGGCCGCGCTACTTGACGCAATGACAGTCCGCCAAAAGTGGTACACGGAGATCGGCGGACAGCTTGCGAACGCGAGGTGAAAAAATGGGATTATTTGATTTTATTTTCAAAAAGAATAACGTCGAGCCAGCGCGGCACAATGACGGTTATTTTGAAACGCTGACAGCATACAAGCCGCATTTCACGACGTGGAACGGCGAGCTGTACGAGTCGGCGCTGGTCCGGAGCGCAATCGACGCGAGGGCGCGCAATATTTCGAAGCTGAAGTTCGAGATCATCGGGACAGCGAACCCGAAGTTACAGAACCGGCTGAAATATCGCCCGAACCCGTGGCAGAGCTGGAGCCAGTTCTTATACAGAACATCGACGATTCTCGACATGCACAACAACGCCGTTGTTGTTCCGGTTTACAACGACAGCATGGAACAAATCGGCATTTATGCAGTATTGCCGAAAAAGTGCGAAATCGTGGAATACCGGGGCGAACCGTGGCTCCGGTATACATTCGTAAACAAAGAAAAAGCGGCGGAGAGGTTGTCCCGCGTCGCGATCTTGACGCGCTTCCAATACAAAAGCGATTTTTTCGGAGAGAAGAACAACGCGCTCGATTCCGTTATGGAGCTGGAGCACCTGAACGACGAGGGCATCAAAGAAGCGGTCAAGAACGGCGCGCACTACCGGTTCCTTGCGAGAGTGAACAATTTCTCGAGCACGGAAGACTTAAAGCGGGAGCGCATCCGGTTTTCGGAAGCCAATCTGAAAAGCGAAGACAACAACGGCGGGATTCTGTTATTCCCGAACACGTACACAGACATACGCCAAATTGACCCGCAGTCGTACACCGTGCCGGAAACCGAACAGGAAGAGATCCGGCGCAACGTTTACAACTATTTCGGAATCAATGAAGACGTTCTGCAGTCGAAAGCGTACGGCGACGCGTGGGCGGCGTTTTATGAGAGCGTTGTCGAGCCGTTCGCCATTCAGTTTTCCGAGACCGTTACGGCGGCGACGTTTACAGAATCAGAGATCCAGCGCGGGTCGTTCGTCATGCTGACAGCAAATCGGCTGCAGTACATGAGCACGGCGGAAAAATTGAACGTTTCGGCTCAGCTTGCCGACCGTGGCATTCTTAACCGCGACGAAATCCGCGAAATATGGAATTTACCTCCGATTCCGGAAGGCGCCGGGCAGGCGTACACGATCAGGGGCGAATACTACCTCCTCAACGAGGACGGAACATTCACGAAAGAAGGGGTTTAAACATGGCAATCAAAAACGACAGAGAGTACCGCAACCTGGGCGCGTTCGAAAAGCGCGACGAGGGCGACGGGGAAAAAAGTTATATCGTCACGGGGTATGCTTCAACGTTCGAACCTTATCTTTTATTCGAAGACGAGGGCATGCAGTTTTATGAAAGAATCGAGCCGACCGCATTCGACAACGCCGATAAATCCGACGTTGTTTTTTTACGAGATCATGAGGGACAGGTTCTCGCGCGTACGAAGAATGGGTTAATTGAACTCAGGACAGACGCGCACGGGCTTTTCACGAGAACAGACCTGGGAGCCACAGAAGCGGCCCGTGAAATGTTCGAAGACATCGACGTCGGCAATTATACCCAGATGAGTTTTTCGTTCGTTGTAGAGCCGGAAACGGACCGATACGAGGAACAGGGCGATACCATTACGCGAATTATCACACGCGTAAAAAAGATTTATGACATTTCCGCCGTAGCATTCCCGGCAAACCCGGGAACGGATATCGGCGTTTCTTTCCGTTCCAATTTCGACGGAGTGATTGAAAGACGGACAGCGGAGCGACTGAAAGCGGAAAGAATGCGCGAAATCGTACGGATTAAAGCAAAGATGATGAAAGGGCGTTTTTATGGAGATTAAGGAAATGCAGATGGAAGACATTCAGACCAGAATGTCCGAAATCGAAAAGGAAATCGAGACAGACGGCGCCGACCTCGAAGCGCTGAACGCAGAGGTTGACCAGCTCAACGCACGCGCCGCCGAAATCGAAGCCCGAGCAAACAGCGAAAAGGAGCTGCGGGCAAAAGTGGCCGGTCTGAATGTAAAGCCGGTCGAAAAAATCGAAGAAAAGGAAGAGAGAAAAGAAAGCATGGAAAAGGAAAACAGAGCTCAGCTCGAAGACGCGCTGGCGGAATATCTGAAAGGCCGCGCAACACCTGAACAGCGCGCGATGCTTCTCAGCACCAACGCAACAAACGGTACCGTTAAAGTATCAGATATCGTTGACGACTACATCTGGACTGATTGGGACAAGTCCTCTATCCTGTCCCGCGTTCGCAAGGTATACGTTCAGGGCAACTACTCGGTCGGCTATGAAGTATCCGCAACCGGAGCCGTAGAGCACACCGAAGGCGCAAACGCCCCGACAGAAGAAACACTGACCCTCGCTTATGTCGAGTTCGTCGCAAAGTATTTCAAGAAATGGATCCGCGTCAGCGACACTGTTCTCGCCCTGAAGGGCCGCGCGTTCCTCGACTACCTGTTCGACGAGTTCGGACATCAGCTCGCCGTTGCGCTTGAGAATGCAGTCGTCGCGGAGATTGAAGCATCCACCCTGTCTGCACAGGTAACAAATCCGATTGACAACACCGCCGCCATGGCAGGTTTCGCGGCACTGTCCGACGAAGCTACAAATCCGGTCGTTATCATCAGCAAGGCGAACTACGCGGCAATCATGAACGCACGAACAACCGCCGGTGCTAAGATTGAGGACCCGTTCAACGGCATGGAGGTTATGTTCAATAACACAGTTACCGGAATGCTCGTCGGCGATCTTGACGGCGTGGTCGCAAACTTCCCGGAGGGTGAGGACTTCAAGTTCATCGTTGACGAAAACAGCCTTGCCGAACAGGATCTGGTGAAGATCGTCGGAAAGATTCTCGCGGCTATCCATCTTGTACGGCCGAACGGTTTCGCGGTTGTTACAGAGGAATAATTGATGCAGGTTAAAATCCTGAAAGATACCACGCTCACGGTAAAGGCGGGGCAGGTTGTCGAGATCGACGGCCGGGAGCTTCCGTTCCTTACCGGGCGCGTGGAAGTTATCGAAAATCCGGAACTGGTGAAAGAAACTGCGCCGGCAAAGGGCAAAAAGAAAACAGCGAAGAAGCCGGCGAAATAATCCGGCTTTTTCGTTTAACTCACGAAGGGAGCGGCGAATATGGGAACACTATTGGAAAACGTGAAGATCGTTTTACGAATCACGACGGACGCATTCGACAGCGAAATCGGGGGACTTATTTCGGCGTGCCTTGCCGACCTCGGCATCGCTGGAATTGATCTGGACGTCGTTGGCGCCGAGTACCTGACTAACCCGCTAATTATTCAAGCCGTTAATACGTACGTGAAAATGTATTTCGGACAGGTGGAGAACGACGTCTTCACCCGGTTAAAACTTTCTTACGACGAGCAAAAAGCGCAATTATCGATGGCAACGGGGTACACGGAATGGACCGAAGCGAACTAATAAATCTTGTGGCGGAGACATGGACGACCGACGCGTTCAACGTTCAACACGCGAACGAGACCAGCCGCCAAGTTTTCGCGCGTGTCGATTCTGTAACCGAGAAGGAATGGTTCGACGGAGCCCGGCAAGGGCTAAACCCGGAGTTCCGGTTTACCATGTTTCGTTTTGACTATGCCGGCGAGAACATCGTCGAGTATCAGGGAAACCGTTACACCGTTTACCGGACCTATATCGGGCGGAATGATTCCATCGAATTGTACGCCGAGCGGAGACAGGGCAATGTCTAAGCGAGTACCGCCGGGCGGACTTGCGGCAGCGATCAATTCCATTCTGGACGACTACCGGGAAAGCGTCGAAGAGACGGTCCGGGAGACAGTCAAAGACACGGCAAAAAAAGCCGTTAAGGAATTGAAGGGCGCGACCGTTGGAAACGCGAAGAAATACCAAAAGGGATTCACGAGCAAAATTGAATCGACCCGTTATAGTACGGAAGCCGTGATTTATAACGCAAAGGCACCTGGCTTAACTCATTTACTGGAGAAGGGCCACGCCAAAACGAACGGCGGACGGACGCGGGCGTTTCCGCATATTGCACCGGTAAACGACGAGGTGCACAAAGAGTTCCCGGAAGAACTGGAAAGGAAGCTGCAAAAATGACAATCGCCGAATTTGTGGCAATAATGGACGCAATCGACCTGCCCCACGTTTACTATGCATTCCGGGAGAATGCGGCGCCTAAATTGCCGTATTTCGTTTGGTATTTTGAGGGCTCGGAGAACATGCCGGCAGACGACGAGGTATACGTCGAGATCTTGTCGCCAGTGCTGGAGCTTTACACGTCGGAAAAGTCATTCGAAACCGAAAAACAAGTTGAAACCGTTTTGAACAATAGCGGCATTTTTTGGAACAAGACCGAAACGTATCTGGACTCGGAGAAAATGTTCCAAATTTTTTACGAATTGGGAGATATACATGGCTGACAATAAAATTAAATATGGACTGAAAAATGTCTATTATTCAAAGCTGACCTACGGAACAAACGGGGAAGAGACATACGGCACCCCGGTTCGCATTCCGGGTGCAGTAAACCTTGAGGTGGACGCTTCCGGAGAAATGAACAATTTCTTCGCGGACGACGTTATCTATTGGAAGAGCACGGCGAACAACGGATACGAAGGAACACTGGAGGTCGCGCTGATTCCGGACAGCTTCCGAACCGATATTCTCGGCGAAGAAGCAGATACCAACGAAGTTATGTGGGAGTATGCAAACAAAGAGCCGGCAGAGTTCGCGCTCCTGTTTGAGTTTCAGGGCGACCAGAACGCAGTGCGGCATTCGTTCCTGCGTTGTTCCGCTACCCGTGCCGCCGTAAGCGGAGCGACAAAGGAAGACAGCATCACACCGCAGACAGAAACGCTCAACATTTCCGCAATGCCGAGAATTTCGGACAACCTTGTAAAAGGCAAATGCGACGCGACAAAGAGCCCGACGCAGTACGCCGCATGGTTCACCGAGGTAACACTTCCGGCGTAAGGCGAGTAACAATTTGAATTTTGGGGAGGACTTCAAAAAGTGAAAAAGGACATTTTAATCGACGGAAAACCCGTCCCGTTTGTAGCGAACGGCGCGACGCCGTGGCGCTATCGTGCGCGATTCCATGAGGACATTTTCAAAGACATTTCACGCTTGACAGAGGACTTTTCAAAAGCCCAGGTGATCGACGGAAACGGTTCGGTTTCGTTACTTGAAATCGATTCTTTGGAAGCGTTCGAGAAAATTGCCTACATTATGGCAAAACAGGCGGACCCGGATATTCCGGACGACCCGGCCGAGTGGCTGGAGCGGTTCGAGTTCTTTTCCATTTATGAAGTTCTTCCCGAAATTTTAGGACTTTGGAATTTGAATCTCGAACAGAAATCAGAAGCAAAAAAAAACATAGAAAAACAGATCGGCCGTTAACGGTTGGTCTGTTTTTATTACGTTGCATAGAACTCGGACTGCGGCTCAACGATCTGGAAGAACTCGAAGTCGGGATGGTCAACGATATGTATATCGAACGATCAAACGACGCCGAGAAATACGCGCAAATTGCCGAGCAGTCCGATTTTGATAAATTTTAAAAGGAGAACGGCCGATGGCGGGTGGAAGAATTAGAGGTATAACGATCGAGCTCGGCGGAGATACGTCGAAGTTCGTTGACGCTATAAAAAAAGCCGATAAATCCATAAACGAAACACAAAAGAAGCTGAAAGACGTCAACAAACTTTTAAAGCTGGACCCGGGCAACACTGACCTGTTAAAGCAGAAACAGGAAGCGCTCGCGAAAGCCGTCGAGCAAACCGGCGACAAATCCAAGGCGTTAAAAGAAGCGCTAAAAGAGATGGAAGCCGCCGGCATTACGGACAAAAACCGCGCACAATACGAAGCCCTGCAGCGGGAACTTGTCGAGACTGAACAATCGTTCAAAAACTTAAAAAAGGAAGCGGACGGTTTCGGGTCCGTTTTCGCTCAGCAGGTAAGCGTAGCCGGCGAAAAGGTGAAAGAGTTCGGCGGCAAAGTGACGAACGTCGGAGAGGGGCTTACAAAAAGCATAACAGCGCCGATAGCAGGTGTCGCCGCCGCTTCCGTTGCGGCATGGTCCGAAGTGGACTCCGCGTTGGATATTATCATCGTTAAAACGGGAGCGACCGGTGACGCGCTGGAAGACATGCAGAACCGCGCCCAGAATATCGCGACAACAATTCCGACGAGTTTCGAAAACGCCGCAACCGCGATTGGAGAAGTAAATACCCGGTTCGGGCTGACCGGCGACGAGCTGGAGAAGTTATCTACACAATTTATCCAGTTCGCCGAGATCAACGGGACCGACGTCAACGCGTCGATTGATTCCGTTCAGCAGGTTTTGAGCGCGTTCGGGTTACAAGCCCAGGACGCCGGAGCCGTTCTGGACACGCTGAACAAAGTCGGACAGGATGCCGGAATCAGCATGGACTCATTGGCCGGGCTTATGGTATCCAACGCCACCGCGTTTCAGGGTTTCGGACTGAATGCGGCTGACGCGGCGAACGTGCTCGGCACGCTGGAAAAGTCCGGCATCGATACGTCGGTCGTTATGACCGGCTTGTCAAAGGTTCAGGCCGCCGCCATGAAAGACGGGGTATCAATGCAGGAGAAGTTCGCCGAAGCGCTCGGCAGTTCAGAATCTGCAATCGATACGTTCGGAGCGAAAGCGGGTCCAAAACTGTACGCGGCATTCGAAAACGGAACGATCAGCGCGGACATGTTCACGGAATCGCAACACAACCTGGGCGACGCGCTCGGAAGTACGGCGGACACGTTCAACGCAACGCTGGACCCACTCGACCAGACGACCGTCGTTATGAATCAGTTAAAAACGATCGGGGCCGATCTTGTGAACACCGCCGGACCAGCGCTTGCGGATATTTTTCAGAGAATAGGCGAAGCTGTAAAGACAGTGTCCGAGAAGTGGAAAGGGCTATCGGAAGGGCAAAAACAAACAATACTTACCGTGGCCGGAATAATTGCCGCAGTTGGTCCGCTTTTGGCTATACTCGGACAAGTTATTACGGTTATTGGTTCAATAATGACGCTGGCCCCAGCGCTCGGCGCGGCGTTTGCAGCATTGTCCGGACCGATTGGCATTGCCGTTGCGGCCATTGCCGGTGTAATCGCAATCGGGGTTGCACTCGGGCAACATTGGGACGAGGTTGTCGAATGGACAAAGAACCTCGGGCGCTCAATTAGTACCGGATTCGATAATATTTTGAAGTCGATCAGAACGGCGGTTAACAATGCATGGACAGCGGTTAGGACAGCGTTTCAAAATATCGTTACCGGCATTACGAACGCGGTAAACAGTGCAAAAAATACCGTTTCGAGCGTTTTCAATTCAATCAAAAGCACAATCGCAAGCGTTTTAAACGGTGTTTATAGTACCGTTTCGAGCATATTCAACAACGTTCGGAATACAATCTCCAACGTTTTGAACTCGGCGCTTGGAGTTGTTCAAAGTGTCGTGAATGGTATTAAAAACGCCTTTAACTTTTCGTTGTCAATTCCGAATATCGCTACCGGAGCGCTTGACGTTGCACGAGGGGCGGTAGATTGGGTCGTCTCAGCAATTAAAGGCGCGTTCAATTTCAGCCTGTCACTTCCGGAAGTAGCGACCGGCGTTTTTTCAAGCGTAACAAGCACGGTGCGGGGCATCGTTGACCGCGTGAAAGGCGCGATGAATTTCTCGTGGTCATTGCCTGTTCTCAAAGTTCCGCGTGTATCCGTTGACGGAGGCGCGGCTCCGTGGGGAATCGGTGGAAAAGGACGGCTGCCGAGCTTCAACGTAACATGGCACAAAGACGCATACGACAACCCGATGTTATTCACACGGCCGACTGTTCTTGCGACGCCGAACGGTTTCCACGGTTTCGGAGACGGGAACGGGTCCGAGCTTGTAATCGGGACAAATAAGCTGCGCGAAATTATCGGCGCAACAGGCAATAACATAAACGTCAACGTTTATGCGGCGCCGGGTATGAACGAAACGGCACTCGCAAACGCGGTAGCGTTAAAGCTTGACCGGTGGTTAGGAGAGCGCGTGTAATGGTAAGAAAATTCAAGCTTATAAACTCGGAGGGCGCGGAATGGGACCTCATGCGAAAAGACGGGTTCTTGTACGCGCCCGAGGGTTTGGGAATCAATCAGGAAAACGAATACATGCGGATCGGGTCAACGTATGAACTTATTCAACGTTTATCAGCGCAGAAGGCGTTTAATTTTACGATGGTTTTTTCCGGTTATGACGTGTATCGGGAGTTTTCCCGGTTCATCATTTATGCGCCTTTAAAGCTTGCATATATGCCGTTGAACGAATGGGCATACGCGGACGGCGAAATTACGGTTTTGGAAAAATCCGAAATCAGCCACGATTCGCGGCGGCTTGAATGCGATGCAGTTTTCACGGCGACCTCCCTTTGGTATATTCCAAGAGCCGCCCGGAGAACGTCACCGGATGTTGAAAGCCCGAAGCGTTACGACTACACCTACGACTACACCTACGCGGACGCAATAAACGGATATATTGCGGTTGTGAATGATTCAAACGAAGACGCGCCGGCGACAATTTCGATAATGGGCCCGGTGGTAAATCCGTCGTGGTATGTTTCAGTTAATAACGAGGTTGTGGCGTCTGGAGCAATTACAGCGACAGTCCCGAGAGGGAACAAAATCGTTATTAATTCAAAAGACGGATACCTGGAAGTCGCCGAATATACCGCAGAAAATGTATTTGTTCGAAACCTTTACCAATTCACAGATTTTTCGCGGGAGACGTTTGTATTATTCCCGCCGGGTAACTCAGTTTTATTTATTTCCGGTTCGTCGGACGACCCTATCGAAGCGTGGGTCCAGATTGAAGAGGTTCACGACACGATATGAGACGGCACCGCATAGAGATTTTTAACCGTGCGGACTTGTCGTTCGTTGCGTTCGCTGAATGTGAGGAGCCGGATATTAATATTGATTTTTTGGTATCGGCAGAAAGCACGGTAACATGTCCGGGACAGGTTGCAGGGAAAATCGGAGATTTTGCGCAAGTTCGAATAAATGGCCGCGTTTATTATCAGGGAATTTTGACGGACATCAATTTCGACGGAACAAAAACAGAAATCACCATGCAACAAATGGCCGACATATTAAATACACAGGTATTCGCGGACGTTTCGTTGCTTAACAGTCAATCAATAGAAACATGGCTGGGTGATTTGTTCGCCGAAACTTTTAATGGTTCGGACCCGTCGGCACGGCTTCCGGGTTTCACATTAGAAACGGGGACGTCGACGACAGGAACGCACGCCGCCAGCGACGACGGGGTTTATAACTTGTATGAGTTGGTCGTTTCGTTCTTCAAAGTTTACGGCGTTATTTTGAGAATTTCTTTTGATTTTGACAGCCGTTCGGTTTTGTTTGCTTTCCGATCAGTAAGCGACACAGTTCTGAAATTAAATTTGAACGTTTCCGACGTTATCGAGTTTGAGGTCCAGCCATCGCTTGATTCTGATTCGCCGAATAAAATCACGTTAAGAAATCAGGCAAACAAAGCGGAAATGGTTACGTATTATTGGCACCCGACCGAGTTTTCGGGGACGATTGACACGAACCCGAACACAAACAGAGCGCTGCCCGTTATCGCTCAGTGCGAAGAGATCATGCTGGACGATGGAGCGACGTTCTCGGCGGCCGCTTATGCCAGAGCGCAAGAGGTTTTATATTCGACCAGATACGACGATTTAATCACGGTAATAATTCGCGCGGATTCAAACTTAGTAAACACATGGGAAATCGGTCAGTTGTTCACGCTTTACGCGGACGATAAAACGTATAACACGCTATTGACTGGAATACATGCGCCGAGCATGGCAAGTATCGAGCTAACGTTCGGATACGTGCGCAAGCGTTTAACGCAAATTCTAAAAATGAGAAAATAGGAGACGTAAAAAATGAGACTTATCAGGTCAACCGGGCAGAACGTTTCACCGTCGGACGACGGCCGGTTATTCGATCAGATTTTTACCGATGGACTTTTCGCGGACACAACGTTCGCAATGCTCGGAGCTAACAACGTGCAAATCGGAACCATTTACGGGGATTTGTGCGGCCGTGATTTTACGATCGAGCAGCAGACAGTAGCGGTCGCGCTTCCGGAAGGCGAAGGGGAGACGAACGGGTATATTTTCGTGGAGATTGACACCTCCGCAGAAACCCCGCTTTCCGTCGGCTCAGCATTAGCACCGTTTACGCCTACATATGAGGACGTAAACGTGAACGGGGCGGTCGCGCAGATGATAATTGCGGAGTATACGGCGTCGGCGGTTGCGGTTACGTCAATCACCGCGAAGTATTCGAGAGTGAGCGCAGGGGGAATCGGTTCTCTTGCCATGATTGAGAGTTCACCGGCGACGGCGAACCATTCGGCTGGCTCGTACTTAGTTTATGATGGCGTACTTTATAAAGTCCGTTCAGCAATCGCGGCGGGGGAAACACTCGTCCCAGGAACGAACATCACAGCGACAACGGCAGGGGCGGAGCTTACGTCGTTAAATACAGGGTTAACAAGAAATAAAAAGGGAACAGACGTCGATTTAAGTGACCGCACAACGGATTATACGTTTCCTACCGACGGTTACTTGGTTGTGAGTGCAGGTAGCTCTGCGTCTGCAATAGCAATTGCTGAGTTGCGAGATTCTAACGCCGCATATATCGGCACAATCGGTGGTCAGGGTAACTCTGCTTATCCATCATGGATTACATTTGTTCGTGCGGGCATGATTGCGAGAACCAGAACCGTAAGAAACTCCGGATACGTTTCGTTTGTTCCGCTAGTAAGTTAAAAAAAGATAAACATCAACAGCGACAGCTCATTTAATGCAAAATCGGTGCGGTCTACCCATG